GAAAGCAGATGAGTGCCTATTGGAATCCCGTAACGAATCAATGGATGACCACTGGACGCACTTTAAGCACATTCATGTGGAGGGACGTTTTTGGGGTGACGGTGACGATGACTTACTCCCCGATCAAATGCTTGTGGATGAGGTTGACCGTCTTATATTACGACACGTGGATTACAATACCCTTCCCGTCCTACTTGCAGACACGCAGAAGCTCGACAAGAACAACATCATCAATGATGCCGGATACATGATTGAGGTGAAAAACCTTGGACAACGGAACCTGGATCAAGTGGCAAAATGGCTACCCGGAGGTCAGCTCTCACCAGATGTATGGAACTGGCGCGGAGCTAAAAAACAGGACATGCAATTCCACTCAGGTATCTCTCCAGCTAGTATGGGTCAGCATGTTCCCGGCATCGACACATTTGGAGGTCAGCAGACCGCTATAAGTCAGAACCAGCAAATGCTGGGTCCGCTTCAACTGATGTACCGGGAAGAAGAAGAAAAGTGGGCCGGCCAAATGACGAAGCTCGCCTGCGAGAATTGGCTGGATGACCGTGTGCAGGCGGCGATGGGATCGAACGGTATTTGGGAGTTCAAGAAACTCAGAGGGGAGATGCTCAAACCGGGCAGCTATGTTTGGAAAGCCTCCATTATTCCGCTTGACCCGACGAAACAGCAAAGTTTCACGCAGGCGATTGCCGCGGGAGCCTTCAATCCGCAGCTTCCTCAAGTCGTTCAAAGGAAGATTCTGGAACTGTGGCAACTCTCTCCGGACCTCAACGACTACAACGAAGATGCTAAAGTGCAGCAAAAGGAAATCGAAGGGGCCAAGCAAAATGGAGGTCAGTTCCCGCAACCGATAATGGGCGTCCAGAACGACCAAGCGCACATTGCCACGTTGAAACATCACATGAACTCGGATGATTTCGATAATCAAACTCCGCAGTTTAAGGTCGGGGCACACACGCATTTCATCCAACACGTGCAGAACATGGCCAACTGGAGGCAGGTGCAGGGCGCGATGCTGGGGATGCAGGCGGAAGCCGGAGGGCAGCCCCAGCAGCAGGGTGGTGGGGGTGGGCAAGAGAATCCGAACAACAACGCCCAGTTCCGGCAAGAGCGGGCGCAGAAGGGGCAGGCCGCGAAGCCGCATACTCCGCAACCCCCAGGCGGAAATCAGCACGCAGTCGGCCCCCGCGGGCAGTCTCACTCCGCACAGCAGAAGCGCAGAAATGGGCGAACGCAATGATTCCCCGTTCCAACTACCAGATTATCGAGCAGGGCGAACAACGGGATCATGCCCATTTGGGCCAAGGGCAACGTCCAAACCTGACTCGGTTGAAAAGTGCCGCTTGCGCCAAGCTGATCCATTCCCACTGTTTCAAATTGAACTGCCCATGTAAATGTCACAATGGCTTGACAAGAACAGTAGACTCTACGAGATGAGTACCAACGCTGTTTCATTTTCGGAACTGGAAGCTGCTGCAATACCGCCGAAGCCTGCCAAATCGACGGTCACGCCAGCAGCTACAGAGGCCGCACCACCTCCCCCGCCTCCGCCCCAGTTCACCGAGCAGGACATCCAAACGCTTCGCACCTTTGCGGATGCCGGAATCACCATCCAGAATTACCAACAGCTTTTGCAAGCGAACACCTTGATTCAAAAGCTGCCGGACATCATCAAGACGAATCCACGTGTCTTGACCGCTGAAATTGCCAAAGCCGATCCAGAGGCTTACAAGAACCTTCTTGAGGCTGTTTCAGACGAATGGTGGGAAGTGATTGGAAAGAAGCTCCCTCAAAACACGGCGCAAGGAAACGCGAGCAGCGTTCCCTCTTCACCTGACCCACGAATAGATCAGATGCAAACCACACTCCAAGGATTAATCGCGGACAGGAATCAGGAAAAGAGTCAGAGGCAGCAAGCGGACATCATGGCCGGATACAACTCCAGCATGGATGGCCTGCTTGCGAAATTGCCTGCCGACGTGCCTGAAACCTCGAAGGATTACATCCGCCTAAAGACGCAAGAACTTGTCTACAGGGACCGAGGAGCGGCTGACCGGGTTGCAAAGGGCGTCTACGTGGACCTGCCGAAGTATTTTGCCGAGGCTTCCGCCAAGGCAACTGCTGACATCAAAGCCTCTGCTGGCAAAGAACATGCCGCGCGCGCCGCTGTCGAATCGCGTGGTGGCAAGGAAATCACTCCCGCAGCCGAAGCCGTAAACGGCACCCAGGACAACTCGCCTGGGCAAGACCCCATCTGGGGTAATGACGGGATGATGAAAGATCTACAGACCGCCCTCAAAGGGCGCTAACAGCAGGGGCCTATAAAGCAGGCCCAAAATGGGTCAATTTGACCTCTCAGCAGCAGATCCAATCTTCAAGATTGTCTTTGCACCAAGAATCGATAAACAATTTAACACTGCGCCTGTCCTATGGAACGATGTGTTCGAGGGCACTGGAACCATGATCTCGAACCGGGGCCTTGAAATCCCGGTCCACATGGCTCCAAACGGCGCGCACGCATGGTACGCCGATGGCGGGGCTCTGCCTGGCGCTGACTCGGAAAAGGTGAACCGCGCCCTCGTGGGGTTCTATTCCTACGCCAAGACCGTTGGGTTCACTGGCGCCGCGCTCGACGCGGGAGGCGGCGGAGATGCGACGAACTATGTCAAGTCTCTTGCTTTCAACATTCGCAACGCCGTGGTGCAGGCCATCAAGGAACTGAATATGTACTCGTTTCTCGACGGCACTGGCATCCTCGGAAAGATGAACAACACCGTGACGCCTTCCACCACGGTCAACACGGTGCTGGATGTGACCGGAACAGGTGATGGCGCGCGCTACTTGCGCCCTGGCCAGTTCATCAACGTCTATACCGGTACCGTGGCCCCCGTGAAGTTCTCGGCGCAGATCGTCAGCGTGCAGAACACGCTTGGCGCGGCAGGCACGATTCAGAACACTGCCGCCGGCGGCAACGTCACGATCACGATTGGCCCTGCTTCCTCGGCCACAGCCGTGGCGGTGGGCGATGCCATCGTATCCTCGACGGGCGCAACCGCCGGATCCGGAGACTCGTTTAACAAGGCGATGGCCGGACTCAAGGTCATCATCGACAACGGGACGTTTGCGACCAACTTCCAGAACATTAACCGGGTCAACAACCCGCAATACAACGCCAACGTCATTCCCCTGTCCGGTTCTCCGGCTCTGACCCGCGACCACTTGCGGCGCGGCATCTGGCTCATTCAGCAAGCCCGCGGAGCTGTCGATACAAGCAAGCTCCGAATCTGGAGCCATGGTGCACAGCTTCACGCCTATTGCGATATGGGCTGGACGCTCAAGCAGTTCTTCGGTCCCACGATGAAAATGGACCTCGGATACACAGCGTACGAGTTCGAAGGCATCCCCTGGGTCATCGACACGGACGCCCCGCGCGACACGCTGTACTTCGTGAACAAGGACTCCATGCTTAAGACGACGGCCAGGAAGCTGTCCTTTGACGACCGGACTGGCTCCATTCTGAACCGCACCGTGAACTCTTCGGGCGTGTGGACCGATGCGTTCCAGGCGTTCCTTGAGTTCCGGGGTAACCTCGGCTGCCAATTCCCGAACGCAAACAGTGCAATCACAGGACTTGGGGTTCCGGCCTCGGGTGTGCAGGGTGGATATTGAAGATAACAAAGGACTTAGCGTGTGTGCTCTCGAACGCATCGAAAGCATTCCAGACTGGCAGACCAAGGCCCTGAATTATCTGGCCAAGTATCTGACGGTCAGAATGGACATCAAAAATGTCTAAACGAAACTGCGACATCTACGGTCCCAACCTCGAAATCCATGAGGATCAGGGGAAGGAGATAGCAAGGGTTGGCTTAAACAGCTTGCGCGGCTTCGGGGTTGTCACCAAGCAAGAGAAATCTGACGGCCCCGATGTATCCAAAAACGGTCTTGAAAGGTTGACAAACAAATGAGCAAAAACGGCGGAAGTGGCGATTCGATCTACGGGCACGTTCCCACCAAGGGAGTCGATAGTGTGGTGAAGGAAGCGATGGCGGACCTCAACGAGTCGGCATCGAACAAGGTCAACGGACCCACGAAGTCGAAGGACTCCGACTATCCCGAGGAGGGTTAATGGCGCTCGTCGTAGAACCACTGTACAAATGGCCTGTGCATAACACAGGGGCCTTCATGTCCATTGTCGAAGTCACGGGTGACACGTCTTATCCAAACACGGGCGGAACGGTGGGGTATCCCATCACTCCGGCGACATTTGGATTCAACGCATTTGCCGCAACCAGCGACGTTAGCCAAGACGTTCCGCTGACACCCTATTTCAATCTTGGGAATCTAGCTGTCACCGGCGCCGGTGGATTCGTGAAGATCGACGATGTAACGAACAACCTGCGCTTTTTCGGTTCTTCGGGAACCGAGATTGCGAATACGGTTACCGCCGTCTCTATTGGGGCGATTCTGATGGCTTTTGGTACTTAATGGCCAACGCGTCTATTCTCTCGAAAACGCTTCGTATCGGCGTCGATGAGGATTTGTACGTCGCCGCGGCCGGCGCCATCAGTGCGACGGGAACAGCAGGGACCGGTCCCGCATACGGATGTTTCGGGCTTCCTCCGCAATGCTCGAACTACAGGGGCAGTATGTGGCTCCAGGCAGTTCCCATCGGTGGAACGGTCACGGCTGCGACTTTCCAGATCGAGACTTCCCTGAATCATGGTGTGACCTGGGGAATCGTTAACTCGCTTGTTGGTGTAAGTGGAGGTCCTTCGACGCTCACAGGCTTATCTGGGATTGCTTTTGGGACGCTGGCAACCGGAGCCGTGATTCGCATTGACGTTTCCGGGCTTGGCGGTAACGGTTGTCTCAGGCTGAATTTTACGACGCTAACTCTCGGAACCGGTACGGGCGCTAACATATACGCGCATTTAGGTTAAGGAGAAAATATGGCCGATCTGATCGCACAGGCAATCGTGGTAACAAATCTCGTCAGTTCTTCGGGTGCGGTGCGCATCCAAACCTTCGGCGGCACCCTCCCGAATCAATGGTTGGTGCATGACTTCGAGTTGACCGCCGCGCAGAACGCCGCGCTCTCTACGGCGCTTGCGGCTGCCGCCGGCACGGTAACGACCACGCAGGTTGCGGCTGGTCCGGCTGTGCTCCCCGGCATCTATAATGCAATTTGATGGCGGATCTGCCCAAGGGACTGAAGGCCAAGAAGCGTGCTGACGGCAAGTTGGACATCGTTGGCACGAACGTCAAGGGTGAGGAGTACACCGCCCGCACGACGGAACAGGACGGGATCACGGACTTCGATCTTCACATCCTGGATATTGGCAGCCCGGAGAAGCGGGACATGAACGCCCTTATCGGCTTCGCCCGCGACCAGCGCGACAACGCGCGGAAGGAATGGGAACACAGCATGGACCAGGAATGGCTCGCCGCGGCCGACGAGGTAGTTCATGCGGGCCTGCATCTCAGGGAATCTAAGGTCGGCTATTCGAGAGTTTATGCGCAGAATTGGGACAAAGCATTCAAGGAGATAAATTAATGCCCACAACAGTCGTACAGCCGTATTCCAGCGTTTCGAGCGTTACCCTGACCGCCAAGAGCGATCTCGTTCAGCCGAACAAGTACCAGTGGTATCGGAACAACAAGATGGTCGGCGGATCGCAGTGGATCGCCTACACCATCCTGAACGTCTCGGCGGATGACATGAAGGCGAAATGGTCCGTCGTCGTGACGGGCGAGAACGGCACGGAGCGCAGCACTGACTTCACTCTGTCTACCGCCCCGCCGCCAGCGCAGGCCAAAGGTCCGTTTCCTGCGTCCACCGTACAGGCGCCGCAAGGACAACAGAAGGATTACAAAGCTATGGGTTTCACTGACGCTCAAATTGCTGCAATGCGTCCCGTTCCCCAATCAGGGCCGGCGTGGCCCGCAGGCCAGGCCAACATACCGCAGGGAGGGCAACAGAGACAGGCTGCCCAACCGCAGGATCTCAAATCAATGGGTTTCACGGACGCTCAAATCGGCGGGATGAAGGGGAAATAAAATGAAATACATCGCGAATCCTATCGAAGTGGACGCGCACAAAATCGTCAGCATTGGCGTGCATGAAGGTGGTATACATTTCGCGCTTGAAAATGGCCAGAATGTCACTCCAACGCCAGAAATGAGATCGCGTATGGAACCGAAAGTTGGAGATTACTGGGTCATCCAATCAGACGGTTACATCTATCTGAATCAAAAAGATGTGTTTGAAAGGAAATACGCTCCCGTCACTACGAGTGGCATGGGAATGGGAGCGACAGGCAAAACTCAAAGACAGCAGAGGCCGCAATGAGCTGGGGCGTATTCAGCATCGAGGATTTCCCGAAGTGGGACGAAGAGAACGGCTGTATGGCCGACTACAAGCAAGCGCTCGGTGTGCAAGTCGTCCTGAAGGCCGGAACCTGGGTCAAACTTGAGGATTTCTACAGGCACGTTCGCTACGAATCCTGGATCGACGCTGCTGGCGACGGGCGCGAAAGCGTCACGACTGGCAAGGAAGTAGCCGAGCGCCTGATGGGAGACTTCCGCTCCGTGGGCATTGTGGCCGCGAACCTCGACAAGATGACGGACGCCGAGAGAGAAAAGACGGAATCTTTCGCCAAGGAAAACAATCTCAAGCATAAGCGCCGGTTCGTGGACAGGTTCGAGCAGCAGTTCAGGACCAAGATGCAGGGAGGGCCGGGACGTTGGCTGCCGAACCAGTATGAGCAGGACTGCTACAAGGCCCTGGGACTCAAGCCGCCCGACACGGTGCAGAAGCTCGAAACCGAGAATCGAGCGCAGGCTCCTGTCATCATCGAACAGAAGATCGACTCGGAATATTTGCAGCAACTTATCACTGCGGAATTCGAGAAGTGTATGCAGGAAGCGACAGCGCCGAAGCGATAGCGTAAAATAGATGTATGACCAAACTCTATTACGACAGGTGGAAAGCTAAAGGTTTATGTGTTACCTGCGGCAATGCTCCCCAGGCCTTCGGTACAACTCTCTGTGAGAAGCATTGGTACAAAAATAAAGAGCACCAAGCAAAATACAGAGCTGCAACTATCCAAGAACGAAGAGAGCGCAATCAAAAGTGGTATGCTGCAACAAGAGAAGTACGTAGGCGTGTTGTCAAATCATGGGGCGATAAACTAAAAAGAGAAGTCTTTGATGCCTATGGTGGTATGTGCATTTGTTGCGGAGAAGCAGAACTTATTTTCTTGACGCTGGATCACATTGATGGACAGGGAGCAAAGGATAGACAAAGACACAAAGGAAATGGCGCAAGTGGCCGATCTCTGTATTATAGATTGAAACGCGAAGGATACCCAAAAACATTTCAAATTCTCTGCGCGAATTGTAATTGGGCCAAGTTCGCAGCCGGGAGGTGCCCGCATGAACGCAGCGTCCTTAGTATCGCGCGTACAGCGTAGACTCCCTGGATATGATGTTTCAGAATATCTTGATGAGATCAACGACGCCTACCAAGAAGTCTGGAACGAGATCCTTAAGCTGGACGATTCGTATTTCACCGACATCAAGGTAGTCACGACCGCGGCCCCATCCAACGAATTCGATTTCCTCTACAACTCCAACGGCAATCTGGTATCGAACATCTCGAACCGCTACTTTCAGATTGATCGTATCCGCATCCTTCAGCCCGGAGATTCGAATTGGATTACGGCGCTGCCTCGAAACTGGAACGACCCAGAATATCTCGCTCTCGCGCAAAACACTCCGCAGGCGACCTCAGCGGGAGGAGCTTACCGCTACATCCTGTTTGCGAATGGTTCCGTGCAATTTGCCAAGCCGCTTCCCGCAGCCGTGCAGATTGAGGTCGTCTACACGTTTGTATTCCTGCCTCTGGCCATCGTTCAAAATGGGACCGTCGCATCCACAGGCAGTTCCGTTATCGGAACAAGCACGAACTTCACCGAGCTTCTGGGTGCGGATTATCAGACAGGATTTCCCGGCAATGACGAGGATACGGACGTAGGCATCGAGCTTGTGCTTACCGGAAACCAGACCTACCGGGTTAAGACGCTGACAAGCGACACGGCGCTAACCACGGTCAATCCCATAAACCCAGCAGTTTCAGTGGTTGGTTATCAACTTGCGATGGTTCCAGACATCCCGCAAGGCCATCACGACGTGATTGCGACAGTAGCTACGCGCAACGTCATGGCAACGCCGGGGAATAATCCCTTGCTTGGCTTTTTCACGCAGCGGGCGAGCCAGCAGATTGATTCCATGCGCGACAGTGTGATGACCCGGCAACGGCAGGAGCCACCGCGGCGTCGTCGTTTCTCGCAGTCCGCAATGCGTATTTCTGTGAGTTCACCGAGCCGCTGATGCCATCGACACGCAGACGACCGGAGACGGAATTCGAGTCCACAGCCGAACAGGGTGGAACTCAAACACTTACTTTGTCCAGTTTGACCGGAGGTTACAACGGGTACACGAATCCCGAACTTCTCTCGCCGCAGTTCTGGGCGCAAGCGGCGAATGTTTACTCGGGCCAGCACGGAACGATTCGCCGCGCGCGGTGGGCGCCCATTGAGAATGCCGCTTCGCTCAATCTTTCGGCTGGATATACTTGGGCGAACGGAA